TTGGCGGTGCTTTCGGCTTCCGCCAACCCAGCAAAAGAGTTCTTATATGCTTCCGCTGCGGCCTTGCGCGCCTCTTCGGCGGCTTTTTTTTGCTCCTCGGTTAACTCTTTGAGCTTGGGCGCCTTGTTTTCCAGCGCTTTCCCAAACGCGATAATTCCCTCGGTCGCCAATCCAAACGGAACCGGTAACTCCTTCGCCGACTGCGCACCCGTACCCATGCGCTCGTTAATCTTGCGCATCCCATCCGCTGCTTCGTCTGCGGCCTTCTTCTGCTGTGCAAGCGCCGTCGGCGTCTGCTTCAGCCAATAAATAAAGCTACCCACGGCAAGCCCAGCCGCTACGGCAGCGGTGCCAATGAGCGTAATTCCAGTGGCTACCGGCTGAAGGAGCGTAGCTGCCCCAATGGCGAAGGTCTTAATCGCGGTAAAGGCGCCCGCGAGCTTGCCGATAGCCAGCGCCACGGGCCCAGCCGCAATTGCGATCCCGGTAATCGCCAGCGCTGTATTTTTGATCGGTTCCGGCAAGTCCTTAAACGCCTGGATGGCGTCTTTGGTGCCAGCGGCCATTTCTTCAATTTTCGGAATTGCGGCGATGATGTATGGCGTCAACTCGTCGCCAATCGTGCCCGCCGCAATCTTGATGGCTTGCCCCAAGTTTTCCATGGACGTGGTGAACCCGACCGACACGCGTGGCACCGCGTCCATACGGTCAATCAACGTCTCTATAACCTGCTGCGATGTAAGCCCCAGCTTTTCAAACGCCTTGGCCGGGTCGGCAAGCGCCTCGCTGCCCCATTCCTTGCGGATGATCGCCGCCGCCTGCGGGACGCGCTCCAGGATGATCCGGAGGTTGTCCATCGTGACTTTACCACGGCCGTACATTTGGCCGAGCTGGCGCAATGCTTCCGAGGTGTCATCGGCGGAGCCGCCGCCGGCCGCCACGGCGTTGGAAAAGTTGCGTAGCGCCTTTTCCGATAAGGACGCGCTCAGGCCGTAATTTTGCAGCCGAATGGAGCCGCGCACGGCCTCTTCTAACCCGATGCCTGGCAGCTTGGCGATATCTTGCAATCGCTCGAATTGCTTCGACGCTTCGTCAGCGCTTCCGGTGGTGGCAAGTAGCGCGCGCTTCAGCACGTCGATATCACCGGACGCCTTTGCCGCGCCAATGCCGAGCGCCACAAGCGGGGCGGTGATGCCCAGCGTCATCGTCGTTCCGGCGCTGGTGAGTGTAGCGCCTAAAGCTGTAAATCCAGACGTGGTTTTCCGGGCTTGCTTGTCGATTTTGTCAAGCGTGCCATTGACCTTACCCATCGACTGCTGGAAGGCAGTCGTATCGGTCGAGATGCGGAAAAGGATGTCTGAAATAGCCATTAGTTTGTGTTCTTGTTCAGCACTTGCACCGCGCGTTTGTAGGCGTTGCCGACGCCCGCAATAATGCGGCTGCTGGCCGCCGCTACGCCAAAGCGGAAAAAGTTTTTTGGCTTGATACGCCGGTTTTGCGTGCCTCGCTCGAACAGCGAGCCAAACGACATCGACAATCCGCCTGAGCCAATCTTTGATCCGTCGCTCTTACGGTTACCGCTACCCTTCGACCAATTGACGTACAGACTCTTATCGGGTGCCTTGCTCGCTAAACCAGTACGCACGCCAACCAATACAGAGCGCTTCCGCTTGCTATCCGTCGACGCGTTGAAATCGGCGAACGAAAAAATAGCCGGCTTTGAGCCGGAGTAGAGGCGGCGTGGAGCGTGCGTTGCTGCTGCCATTGAGCGGACGGCATCGCGCGCAAACAGCCCGCCCTTGTACAGCGCGTCTTGGATTTCTTTCTGGGCTACCCGATACAGCGCATAAACCTGCGAGGACGACGTAGCTGGGTCCATGGCCTTGACGAGCGACTGGAAGTCGCGTTTCGCATCACGGAATGAGCGCACCTCTAACGCGACCTTGTTTTGCGCCACTCGCTTCGCCTCCGTTCGCTTTCATCCATTCCGTGAACAGGTCCGCTAGCTGGCCGGGGGTCAGCGACCAGAACTCTTCCGACGAGATCCCGAGGTGGATACGAGCGCTGGCCCAGAGTCGGCGCCAGAACTCGACTCGGCCAAAGGGGGCTTTTCGGCCTCCGATGGTCCGCCCAGCAACCGCGTGATTGCGGGCGTCAGATGCTCGTAGGCGTCATTAATAGCCTTCAGATAGAAGTCGGCCTTCGAACCAGTCACTTCCTCTAGACAGGCGTCAATCGTGACAGAGGGCACAAACGGGCGAAGTAGTGCGAATAGCAGCACGCCGCGCTTGAAAAACTCCGGCTTTGCGAAGACGTTTCCGGGAATCGGCTCCAGGATAGGCACGTCTAGCGCACCAGAAGCCGCCGCCAGCGCGCCGAGCGTCGCTTGGCATGTGTAACTCTTCCCCCGCCACGGCACAAGCGTAGCGGGGGTTACAGGGTCAATCATGAACGCCTCCTTAGGCGGTGAAGGTGATTCCGGTCGTGAGTTTGATGACGACGTTGTACATATGGGCGCCGTCGCGATCATAGGCGGGCGTCATGGACTTGACGTAGCCGCTGAACGCCTGCGTAGCCGCGCCCGCGTCGGCTTCCGTGATGGTCATAGCGACCGGGGTACTAGCGCTGGCGTTGTAGGCGGTCAACATCGCCACCTGCCCGGCGTCGGTCGGGTCCCAGTACATGCCGAAGCTCAGCTCTTGAGCCGAGCGGCGACCGCCAATAAATACCTGGTCTTCGTCGCTGATAGAGGTGACTTCAATGTCGTTCTTTTCTCCACCGCTAAGCGAAATCGATTGGACGCCGGGAATGGTCGTCAGCGTGGAGCTAACGGTGTACTTAAAAAGCGTTCCGGCAACTGCCGTAAATGTAGCCATGTGGGCTCCTTTCGCCTCACGGCGATAGCTGGATTGTGGTTGGGGGCCTTATATCCCCCTCGCCGGGGTATCTCACGACACGCCGGAAAACTAAGTGATGATACTCAACGTCTGCGCCACAGCAAACAGCCCGCGCGCCGCGGCCTCTTCGCTTACGAGGTCGCTTTCGTCCGTGACCGTGCAGCGCTTGAACGCCACGGTGCTAAATGTGCCTGTCACGTTGTCTAGGTCGGATTTCGTGGCCTCTGCACCCGCCCATGCGGCTGATTGGGATGCGGCGTAGTGTATGATTTCCACGCCATATTCGCGTGGTGCTCCAGCGCCGTTGATGTGCTGCGCAATGCGACGGCAGGAGGTTTGGCGGAATGCCAGAAACGGCGCGGTGACGTTCTGCGTTTCGTAGCACCAGAACACCTTGGACGCGCCATAGTGGGCGATGGTGGCTGTGGCGTCGGTGCGGAGGTGGGTGCCTAGAGCTTCGGGTAACGTCATGATCCGTAACTCACCGCGTCACGTGCGTAAATATGCAACGCTTCGTGACGCTCGCCTGGGTCACTGAGGCCCGTGATGTCGTAGTACCGGCCTGCGTATTTCAGCCGGTGGCGCGTGGTTAGTGTGTCCATGTACAGCGCCTCAAAAACTACGGCGTCTTCCTGTTGGAGCGCGCCCGCTACAACCACTTCGCGCTGCGTCAGATTGCGTTTATGCGCCCAAAATTCGAGCGCCGGGGTGTCACTCCAGGACGGCTGCGGGTCGCCCGCGTCGCCCGTGGTTTCGGTGGATGCGAAGGCTTGCACCCATGCGTTACGCTGCCCGGTGCGGGTCATTCTGCTACCTCACCGCTTTCGAGGTTAACCACTGAATGCCGAGCGACGAGAGCGTTGGCTTCTTTTGCCGCTTGCACGAACTCAACTAACTTACTCCACTGCCCATCCGTGCAATATGTTTTTGTCTCCAAAACGACAACATCATTTGGCTTAACCGTAACGGTGAACTCACAGCAGTGGCTTGGTATAAGCCCAGCCTCTACCAGCTCGACGCCTGCGTCCCATTGCGTAGTCAGTGCCATTATCGGATGATCCAATTCGCCAGCAACGCCATTGCGCCAAGCTCGACTTGCTTCGAGGTGACCACCGCGGAATCACCAATGCCAACGGCGCTGCGGTTTTCGTAGAAATGGGTAGCCACTAGCAAAATCGCCGCCTGAATCTCGTATGGCACATCCGCTGCCGTGGTCCACCCGCAAACGAATTGAATCTCTATCGGGTCGAGGACGCGCAGGGTTGTAGATGGCCAGGATTGGTTGTAGGACAGCGCCAGGACGCCCGGATCGCGGGCGGTGGATGCTTCCCAGTAGTCAGCGGAAAACGTCGTCTGTGTGCCCGCTGTATCGGTGTATTTGACGTGAGTTACTGACTGGAGTTGGCCGAACGGCAGGGTAAGCCGGTCGCCGCATGGAAAGGCGTCGAGGAACCACTTCCAGGTCTGCGTCACGAGCTTGCGCCCGGTGATCGTTTCCACGTACGCCTGCGCCGCCCGCACGTAGGGTTGATACTGCTCGACCGGCTGTCCAGCCGCGCGCGCGTGGGTCTCCATCTGCGCGTCAGTGATGGCGTATTCGGTCGGCGCGGTGACGAGTTGGTAGGCGTGAGAGGTCATAAAAAAAATCGTCTCGATCCGGGGTCGAACCGGCAATATTTACCAGCCTGTACGGCTGAACCCATCAGCTACTAGGTTGCGTTTCCATTTCGCCAGCGAGACGGGAAAAATACGGGGCGGAGAAGCCGCCCCAGGTCGGAGGAGGGATGGGTTAGTCGATGGCCGTGTTGGTCGCGGAGCCGCCAAACTTGGGACCGAGGAGAGCGATGGCGATGCCGCCCAGAACGGGCGAATCAACCACCTCGACAGCCTTCAGGCGGGCGTACTTATAGCCCGCGCTGGCGAGTTCCTGCGCATCCACCTGGACGGCGTAGATCTGCGAGGAGCCCGCCGTGGTGGCGAACCCGGCAGACGTGGCGGCCGTGACGGCGCCCTGCACGTCGGTGCTGGTGATGGACTTGTAGTAGAACGGAACCGCCGTGGTGTTGCTCGGGGTCACGTCGTCGCAGGCTTCCACCGTGATCGTGCTGGTTCCCGTGGCCCCGACTCCCTTGTAGACAAGGAACAGGACGCCTTGGTGGTTAGAGACATCGACAACATCGGATGCGACGGTGCCAGCGAAGGCATCGGCCACCGGATCGAGGCCCTTGATGAAGTGCTGATTTTGGAGTTCTTCGTAACGCATTGGTTTCCCTTTCGTTTCATGCGCGGGCGACTACGCGCCGCCCGCCCGGTGGAATTGGTTAGCTGCGGGTTTCGACCGTGACAAACGGCGACTGCGTGGCGCTGCCCTTGAACGGCGTCAGCGGCTTGCGTACCATCGCGTGCCCGTTGAAATCCGTGGACCACTTGAACGTCATTTCGTCGTAGATGAAACGGACGTGCATGGACTGAGCCGAGCGCAGCCCGCCCTGCGAAATCGTCACGTACTTGGACATATTCGCCAGAACCACGTCGCCCGCGGTGCCGAGGGTTTCGGCCTGCTCCACGATCACGACCGGGTAACCAAACAGCGTGCCGAAGTACGGCGAGCCGGAAGCGTTGCCGTTGGGCAGGAACACTGGCGTCTGGCCGACAGTCATCAGCGGAAGTTGGCCGATGGTGTCGCGGTTGATGAACCAGCGGATCGTGTCGCCGGGGTTCGCGAGCAAACGGGACAGCATCGACGTGGCGTTTTCAATGACAAAGGTGGCGGCGGTCTGCGCCGATTTCTTGGTCACCGAAACCAGCAACGAGGCGCCTTCGTAGCTCTGCGTCGCAAATCCAAGACACTGGCCGACGCCGGTACCGCGCCAAATTTCGTTGTCCTTCACAAACGCCATTTCGGACGCAAACGCGCGCTCCAGGATCGTGCTGGTGGCCGGGGCGTTCCGCAACTGCCGGTCCGTCACGTAGGCCAATCCCTTGAGGGTTTCCAGCTTCAGGTCGTGACGGGCGAACTTCGGCTTGGTGGACGTGGGCGCGTCGGCCTCACTTGCACGGTACACGCGCACGCCGCCCCAGCGGGAGCCGGTGGCGCGGGAGGTTTCGTCGATGTACGGCAGTTCGATGCCGTCCGAGCCTTCGCCAATCGGCACATCGAACGCCAGCGGCGCGATCTGCCCGATTTCGGCGGCCTTCTGCATCAGGACCGTCGAGAAGTCGGTGCTGACCAAATACCCTCCTTCGCTCGGGACCGTCGAATTGACGCCAGAGGCGGCCAAGTTCGTCTCAAACAAGCGCTTGTCGATCTGCCCGCCGTAGCCGTGGAACGAGCCAGCGGGCGACTGGGCGTAGGCGATGGCCGCAAGCTGCTCGCCAAAGTTGGCAAACGGCCGCTTCGCTTCGTTGTCGCTGGTCACCCGGCCCGGTTCGCGCGTCGCGTTTGCCTTCGCCTTGGCTTCCAGAGCCTCGATGGCGGCCAGTTCGGCCTTAATGCCGTTGAGTTCCACTTCCTTCGCGTCCGTGGCGGCCAGGTGCGCGACGACATCAGCCGCGGCGTCGGACGCCTTCAGCAGCGCTTCATATTCGGCCGTGGTTGCGGCCAGCTTCTCGATGAGTAGCTTTTTCTTCATGGTTGCCCCTTTGCGCTTGTGGCGCGGGTTGGTTGTTGGTTAGCGGCCAAGGACGCGGAAACGGCGCTGCTTGATCGGCAGCGCCAGGCGTGCCTTTTGTTCGCTCTGATCTGCTTCGCTGGCCGCGCCAGTGGGTGCAGAGAGGTCGGTCAAAAGCTCTGCCGGTACTTCCATTTGGCAGTCACTCAGAAATTGGGCGGATGGGTCGGCCCCGCGCGAGACGAGCGAGACGTGGAACGGCTGCCACTTGGTAGCGCGAAGGTGCGCAATGCCCTTCTCAACCGGTTCGGCCTTTACGAGTTCGCCGGTGATCCGCGCGCCCATAGAGACATTAGCGAGCACGCCGCTTTTGATGTCGCCAATCAGCCCGGCCATTTCATGCCGGTCGGAAAAGCGCACAAAAGCCCGGCCCGTGCCGTTGATTTCGGCGCGCTCGATGACGCCTAGCGTGTGGTCGATGTCTTCGACGTGATCCACGACGAACGGCGCGCGCCCGCTGTTTAGAAACGACAGGTCCACGGCGCCCTCGTCGAGAGAAAACGAGAGGTGGAACATCTTGCGGCCATCGGTGCGTAGCACGGGCGTGCCCGCGTAGAATAGGATTTCTCGGACTTCCGGCGCGTCGGGTTGGGCCGCAAGGACGTGCCCGCCTAGAATGAATGTCGTTTTCACTGCGCCACCGCCTTCTGTTGTTGCTGTTGCCCGGCCATCGCCACCGGGATCATCGCGCCTTGAACCATGTACACTTCGCCGCCCTCGTAGGGGTTGCGGTTGTCAATGGCGCGGATTTCGTTGGCGTTCAGGACGCCGATGTTTCGCATGGCGGAAAGGTAAGCCGCGCGGCCCGCGGAATCTCCGCGCATGAGTGCATCCAAATTGAACTCGGCATAGAATCGCTCAGACTCGCGCGGCCCGAATAGCTGCATGTTGATGCGCCGTTCGATGCGGGTGCACTCGGGCCGGATGGTGTTGGTTGCCCACTCCAGGCCCTGGTGCTCGATGTTGTTATTGGTGCTCCGCGCCAGCTCGCCGATCATATGCAGCGGCACGCGATAGGCGCGGGCGATCTCTTCGATCTGGAACTTGCGGAGTTCCAGGTATTGCATGTCCGTGTGGTTCACGGGCACCGTTTTGATCTCCATGCCGCCGTCGAGGATGCCCAGCTTCCCGGCGTTCTTCACGCCGCCGAAGCGCTGCATCATGTAGTCGAGGAGCTGGAATTTTGACTTATCAGACATCGCGTTCGGCCCGGTGATGTACGCCATCGGCGCCGCGTTGTTGCGGAAGTAGTTGGCCCCATAGGTTTCGGCGCTGGCGGCAAGGTCAAGCGACTGGCGCATATAGGCCAGCGGGCTCATGCCCTTCAGCCGCGTCACGCCGTCGTAGCCCATGCCGGGGACGTGGAGGATGTCGCCCTGCACGTACTCGCGCGTGACGGCGCCTTCGCGGTAGAGGAAGACCAGCAGTCCGGTTTCGGCGTCCTTGCGGACATCCATGCGGCTGGAGTCGAGCGGCACAAGTTGGCGCACCTTGCCGCGGCCGTCGAGCTGGATGAGCGCGTAGAAGTTGCCGTCCGTGCAGAGTGCCTGCTCTGCCACCTGCCAAAACTCAAAGGCGCTCATGGCGTCGTTGGGGGCATCGTGGAGGAGATAGTACAGTTCGTGGTCCCGCGCGAGTTCGCGGCCGTCGCCGGTGCGCCGGAAGACCTGGCAGGGCAGGGAGCCGATGGTTTCCGACCGCAACCGAACGCAAGCGTTGACTGCATTGATGCGAAGGGCACCTTCAGCGCTATCGAAATGCCCGAGAAATGAGCCGAAGGACGGCGTAACCGAGCGGTACCAAAAGTCGGAGTCAGGCGGTTCAGAGGCCCCGAGCTTAGTTAGTAGTTTGCCAAAAAGGTTCAAGGCTGGCTCCTTCCCATATGGATTTCATCGGCTGGCCGATAATCGCAATCCCAGTCGCCATCGCAATCGCAATAACCGGGTCGATTCGCTTCGAGTTCTTCATGCGCTCGGGCTTCACCGGCTTGATGAGGTCGCCCGGCGCCTGTGTGATCTGCGTACAGTCAACGGACCAGCGGACCAGCGGCGATCCTTCATGGACGGCGGCCCGGTCGTAAACCAGCTTTTCAAACCGCCGGCACGCTGGACTCATTGACTGGTAGCCCTGCCCGAAGTCGATCACGTCTAGGCCAGCGTCTTGTAATTCGCGGGCGGTGTCGCGCGCCCCGTAGCGGTCAAACGCTATGGCCTTGATGTCGTACTCGTCGGCCAGTTCTTTGATGTGGGCGGTGACATAGCGCCAGTCAGTTGTAGTTCCCGGCGTAAGCCGAATATGGCCGTCAGCCGCCCACTGTGCGTAGGGCACGCCGTCGCGTTTGCTCCGGTCCTCGATACGCTCACCTGGCAGGTATGCCCAGACTTTGTAATAGACTTTTTCGCCCACCGGCCAGCACAGCGCGAAGGCCGTGAGATCGTGGACCGCGGCGAGATCGAGCCCGCCGTAGCAGGGATACCGTCGAAGTTCCACCCAGTCAATCGGCGTTTGTGATGCGCAGGCGTCCCATTCGTGGATCGGAATCCATTGGGTTTCTGCGGAGGTCCACTGGTTCAGGTACAGGCGCCGGAACTGGTTTTGCAGGTCCGGGCGGGCCATGGCCTCGTCAAACTTCCGTTCGTACTCTTCGATCTTTTGGTGACCGGTTTCGAGGAGCGGTAGCGCCAGCGGCCATAGCTTTTTATCGGTCCAATCGGCGTCCTTTGGGACTTCGTAGATCAGCGGGAGATAGGATGGGTCGGTTACCTCGCCGGACAGCACCCTGCGCGCGTATTCATATTCCCGATAGCAGATCGTCTCTTGGCTACTTCCGGCCGTCGTGATGATGATTTCCAGCGGCTCCCGGCGCGACATACTGCCGGTGGTGAGCGCGGCCAGTAGTTCCTGCTCGGCTGGTCCCCAGGCGTGCAGTTCGTCAAAAACTACGAGCGAAGGGTTATAGCCGTGCTTCCCCTTGCCGTCTGCTGAGAGGGCGCGGATGATCGAGCCGGTTTCCCGGTGGACGATCTTTTTCTGTGATAGCGTCGGCTCGACTAAATCCAGGAGCGCTGGATTCGTGCGGATCATCGACCAGATGGCCTCGAAGCAGATCGACGCTTGGGGCGCGTCGGTCGCCGCCATATACAACTCCTGCTCGGGCTCCGGGTCCAGGAAGAACACAATCAGGGCGATAATCGCGGCGGTCTGCGTCTTTGCCTGTTTGCGGCCGAATGAGGCGAACACCTTGCGGATCAGCCGCGATGCGTCGGCCCGTTTCCAGCCGAAGATATTGGCTACCAGTTTTTTGCTGTGCGGAAGGAGTACCAGCGGCTCCGGGCGCCGGCTCTTAGTGGACTTCGTGAGCGTGAGCGTTTCGGCGAAGGCGCATGAAGCGTCAACCGCTTCGGCGTCAAACCATGTTCCCTCGTTGTTTTGCACGTGCGATAATTGCCAGCGTCGGATTGATGGCCGTCGGCCTGCGAGTGTCCTTGATTCCGGCCCGTTGCCGGTTCCGCGGCCCAATGTTGAGCTGGCTGCGTAGTTCGTCGATCTGCCGGCCCCAGGCCAGCTTGGTGCGCCCATCTGCTTCGTTTTGCCGCTCGATCATGGCGTCTGCCAGTTCGGCGTATTGGTCGGCGTCTACCTGGCGGATAGCCACGCCCGCGGCTCGGTTTTCGGCGACGAGCTTTTGGAAGAGCTTCAGCCGGTCTGATTTACACCAGACTGGCGGGGTGATCTGCTCTTGAATCGGCTCAGGGATGACGCCGCCGTTTTCAATGGCTCCGCGTCGCGAATCTGGTTGGCGATTAAGGCCCCTTGCTCCCATATTGATAACTCAAAATCGAAAATGTGGAAAAAACTCGCGCGTGTGCCAACGCGCGGTGTTGGCGGAAAAGTGTCTAAGATTTAGACACCCCCGCCCTAGCCTGTTGATAACAAAGGTACTTAGCCTTATCCTGCTCAGTCTTCACGCCATGGCACGACCCGCACATTGATACTAGGTTCTCATCATCATGCGTTCCGCCAGCAGCCAGCGGGATGTAGTGATCCACTAGATCAGCCAACCGAACAATTCCCGCTTCCTTGCACCACTCGCAAAGTGGATCACGCGCCCGCTTGATTGCCCTAATCTTCTGCCACCGGCTATCGTACCCACGCCGTGTAGCATCGGGCCTGTAGTCTACCCGTGGTTGTCGTTGTGGGCATACGCCGGTGTGGGCTTCTCTGCAGCGTGCGCACCATCGGGGCGGGGAGGTTGGCATAAGCAAACGAACGCCCTTGCGATCTCCTCGGCATTTTTTGCGACGGCCTCTTGAATCAAGCCACGAATGGGAAGCATCAGGGCGTTCTCGATAGCGTGCATGTCGTTCACGCTGACGCCGTAATACTTCGCCACCATGCGAACACGTGCCTCATGGTCCTTTTGCTTCGCGTAGTCAGTGCCGTCGATCAGGCTTTGCGCGTAACGCTCGACTTCGTCTTCCATCACAGCCCAGCCATCAGCGAAGAGCGGTGGGTGTAGGTATTCGGGAAGACCTTCACGACCGTGGCTTGCGCAGTGATCCGCGTGGCGATCTCGTTTGGCTCGGCTAGCAGAAAAACCCGCGTCACCGCTTTATCTTTGCGGCGCTGAATCAACCGCGCCACGCGGCCAGCGGTTTTAAGGATGCGCAAGGTTGCAAGGCTGATAGCTCGCCGCTTACCGCTTGCGTTTTCACAAATCACAGTCGGTCCGGCCAGTTTCAAGGTGTCCAAGCGCATCTCCTCGATTGGGAGCCCGTGAGGGCTGGCGGTGATTGTCCCCACCGGGGGAGCCTTACGGCTTATTCCCATTACGCTATTTTTTTTTTACAGTGTCAAGCCTCACGTGGAATATTTTCTTCGCCGTCGCAACCCGTAGCGCTTCCCACAGCGCAGCCATCGTCGCCGATTGGTCCGCTAAGATGCGTTGCATCAGATTGCTGTGTCGTCGTAACTCCTTTATTTCCCTACGCATTGTCGTCAACCGAGCGTACAGCAACTCTTCGTCCTCTTCGCTCATAGCGTGCCCCCAGCGCAGCGACATTTCCCGCGGAAGTGGTACGGCTGCTTGAGCTGGTTGCCATGCTCGTCCACCATGCCCTGAACGCGTACCCACTTCGTGACGCGGATTTCTCCACCTGCGCATCGTGCCGGGTGGTGGATCTTTTCAAGCCCGGGCGAGTTGGGATCGTAGTCCCAATACGTCAGCCCTTCGATCACCCGCCCGCACCCTCCCGTATTTGCCCGAGGTGCCTCGTTGACCGGCTGCCCATGCTTCGCCTCGTTCAGCGCGTCCGCGATGTCTTGCGGCCCCGTTGGAAGCGATTTGCGGCCCAATATGAGATCCACCGCCGCCCGAGCGTGCGCCGCGTCGTCGGAATGGCTGGCGAGAACGTCAATGAGCGAGGTGAACGTCTCCGGCGCCATGAAGCCGAACCCCTGGAGATTCGACATGCGGTTGAGCTGGGCAGTGGCCGTGCCGCGGTTACAGCTCATCGTCCACCTCCAGCCCGGCCTTCAAGTCCACCGGCCCAAACCTTCGCGGCGCCCGTGGTGCCGATGGTATTTGGTCATGTTTGCCGTCCCTTGTCCACCATTGCGCCTCTTTCGGCTTCAGATCGGCGTTGGTGTCGTAGGCGATGCGCCACTTCCGCACGGCTGCCGTATAAGCAAGGCAGAATGCCGCCGCGCTCCAGTCGTATTTCGGGCCAGAGTTCTGGAACTGCATACGCATCGCCGCCGCGGTCATGCCGACATCGCCACCCGCCGGCAGGTGCTCACATGCGAACTTCGCCGCCGTCTGGAAAAGTTCGTCGGGGTCTGGCCCGCTATCGTCGATGTGTAGTTGCTGCGGCGGGGGCGGGGCGGGCGTCAGCGCGCCATTCCCCCTTCCCCCTTCCACATTCAACATTCTACATTCCACATTCATACCGGGAACCCCCCCTATCATAGAGGCAATTCCTAGGGAACTTTGGGGAAATCGTCTATCATCGGCCAATGATAGAGGCAAATCCTGGGGAACTTTGGGGAAATCGTCTATGATCGGCTTATCATCGGTCGATGATAGGCCCAAATCCTGGGGAATCCTGGGGAATCCTGGGGAACTTTGGGGAATCGGCCTATCATTGACGTATGATAGAGGCAAATCCTGGGGAATCCTGGGATTTTGCTCTATCATTGGCCTATCATTGATTTGGCCTGATGGCGGCGGAAACTCGCTTTCCGGGTCCTTATAATGCGGCCGCTGGTGTTTCAGGAAGTTGACGCACTGGATCACCTCGACCGAACCGACAGGATAAAGGACGATCAGCCCGGCGTCGTGGAGGTCGTGAACCCACTGCGCGACGTCTTCCACTGTCGCCGGATCGAAGCCAAAGGCGTACTTTTTGAGCCGCGTCGGGCGGTACTCCAGGCGGCCTTCTTTGTCTGCCAGCGTCCACATGGCGATCCACAGTAGGCGCTGCGGATAGCCGACTTTTGCCGGGTCGTCGCTCTCGAAAAATCCTGGCTTGATGTTACGGGCGCGTGCCATTATATGCCTCCTTTGACGATGTAATCCTTGAGAACCGCGTTCGGACCAGTGCCGCGAATCGTCGGCCCCCACCAAAACATGCCTTTGTGCCTGCCGAATAAGGGCCTCTCGTTGTAATTCTTGAAATGACCACGGCAGAGGTGTAGCGCGTGTTTCAAGTCTGAGGCTCCGTTTATCGCCGTCTCATTCAGAATCTTTTTAACCTGGGAGATTTCCAGCGTTTTGAACTTGGTTAGCGGCTGCCCATGTCGCTTCTGATGCGCCTTGGAGAATTTTTTATCAGGCTGATGATCCACGACGATGGTGTTTCGGCAGTTCAAAAACGAGATAGCCAAGAGAGCCGGGTAGCCCGCTGTCATGTAGCCTTGCTGCTGTTGAATGGTCTCCTCGGTCTGCGCCGCTCCCATTGCCGTAAACAGAATGTTTTCCCCAGCGCCAGACAAGCTGAATGCCCTCCCAGTGCCGTCGATCATCCAGCAGGCGTGCATAGATGGGCCGAGTAACCGCCCTTGTTGCTCGTAAAACACCTGCATCATTTGCGCCCGGAACTCCACATCGGGATGTAATGGGTGCCCCTTGCGTGGTTCTGACGTTTGGATAGATATTCCGGTCTTCCACTGCAATCCAGCCGTGTTGAACGGCTTGATCGCCCCATTGCTTCTCAAGGTTGGCGGAGGCGTGTATTCCATCCAAAGGCTGTCATAAGGTGGCAGCAACGAAGGGAAGTCATGGAAAACATCCCACTGCTCTTGATCTGTTCCTGCGTAGAAATACTCGGCAGTTGGCGTGATCTCAAAGACTTGAGCCTTGCGCATGTTATCTTTCCAGACCTGCGCGACCTCTTTACCTGTGACGTTTAGCGCTTGGTTTCGCGTGTACAACGGAGAAAAAGACTCCGCGCACATTACCCGGTCAAATAACCGTTTCCCAATCATTGCTCCCTCTTTCCGGCCGCGTCGGCATAGCGGCCCCATCTACTTCGCCCGCATCAGCCGCTTCAGCACGGCCGCCTGATTCCTACCCGCCCGCCCATCACTAGGCGTTGTCGCCATCACGTAGCGCCGCCCGTTCGGTAGCCGCCACACCTGGTGATTCTTCTGCCGCACCAGCACGGCGCCAGCGCGCTTGAGTTGGTCGAGAATGGTCATGGCCACAGCCGCACCCACTCGGCAATCACCACCCGCGCCGCGTCCTCGGCTGAATTGACCGTTGCGATCTGCCCGGCCCATTTTGCGTGCCAGTCCCGCTCGTCGCAGGTGAGCTCCTGCGCCGATGGCGGTTTGCTACCGTCCTTCAGCTCCAGCAGTACGTTCAGCCCGCGCCAGCCTACCAGCAGGTCGGGGATTCCCTTGCCCATAGGCGAGAGGATGCAGACGGACATGCCCAGGCCGCGCAGATAGGCGACGACGGCGTTTTGATTGGCGTCGATGCGCCCGGCACGCCTCACTTAACACCCCGCATCATCTCCGCGCCCATCGCCCAGCGGCTAAAGCAGTGAAGTTCCATATACTCGACGGCGGTTTGTCGCCCGCCACCGCTGGTTTCTACAACGACAACGCCGTGGCGCTTGCCAAGCACTAGCCGCCGCAATACCTTCGTCTTCCAGATGTCGCCGCGCCGCGGCTGATTCGCAGCAATGTATGCTTCCCTCATTTCCCCTCCACCGCCGCCAACACCGCCAGCATCACGGCCTCGGACCACGTTTTACCAACGCCCTCCACCGGATAGCGCCCGTCACTCTGGTGATAAAGGACTATCGTGTAGCGCCGCGCCATCATGTCGTAGCCGCCATCGTAGCGGCGCCCGCCTTCGCTTACCCAAGCCGCCAACGCCATCGCGGCGGCTGCCGGATCGTGCGGCCAGTCGGGGATAGCGCAATCCCACAGCCACGTAGGCCGCTGGGTTGGGTCGGTAAGCCAGAGCCGCCCGTTGAACTCAAACACCTGCCACTCCATCACCCGCTCGGCAATAGTGCGGGATTCGGCTAGGGTCCAGGGGCGGGTCATGATTGGCCCTCCTGCGTGAGTAGAAACTCCTCAGCAAACCAGTCGCCCATGCCCAACTCGGCCAGTGGGTGCCCGTCCGCGATGTACCGCGCCGCCGCTTCCCGCTGTTCGCGCTGGGCGGTGGCGATGGGGTTGTCAGTCAATGGCATCGAATAGCCCTCCCTGAGCACCGGCATACGCCTCCGCGCTTTCCAGGTGCTTTACAGCCGTCGAAAAGTAACCCGGCTTCAGCTCAATCCCGATGAACTTGCGGCCCTCGTCCAGTGCGACAAATCCCTCAGAACCGACGCCGGCGAACGGAGACAGCACGACATCCCCCGGCGATGACCACAACTCCAGACATCGGCGAATCAACCCGAGCTGCAGCGGGCAGATGTGCTTCTCATCCTTTTCGTCGCGGGCAATGCGGAAGTTCAGCACGTCCGTCTGGTCGATGTCCCACCAAACCGGCTCCGCATACCGCCGCCAAATCTCCACGCTTGTCCGCCCGTCGCGGCCTTTGCGGGCGTACTTTGACGGGTGTTGGTCAGTTTCGCGCGGATCTTGCGCGGCGTCGCCAATGTACCGCTCGAACCCATTCGGCCGCTCGATCGGCTTCGTGCTGAGATTGTCGCCGGGCGGTGTCTTGCGGAACGCCAGCACGTAGTCCGCCATTCCCTGCCGGATCTGCGAAGAGTCGCGCATCACGGTCTTATGCAGGAGCCCGTTGTTATTGGTCCGCTCCCGCTCCGTCACCGGGCACTTCCACACCGTCACCCGGCTATGAAACGTCCACCCGGCCCTCTCCATGGCGACGATGCACTGACCGGGAAAGTCCCGCAGACCGCTGGCCCCGTCGCTATTCCGATACGTCGGCAGGTCTTTGACGTGCATCACGCACAGCCGCCCCGTTGTCGTCACGCGAAGCAGTTCCGGCGCGAGGAATCCGAAGTGCGCGAAGAACTCCTCATCACTCGCGCAGTTCCCCATATCGGCCTCGGAATCCGAGTACATGTACAGGCTGGAAAACGGCGGCGAAAACACCGTCAGGTCTACCGACTCGTCAGGGATGCCCTTGATGACTTCGCAGCAGTCGCCGTTGTAGAGCGCCCAGTTGCGGCCGTGCCGCTCGTCTAAAATCACGTTCATTAGATCCACCTCGGAAGATTCATCTGTTTTGTGCCAACAGCAGAGGCAAGCTGACGCCGCCCTGTACCGTTTTGAATTGCCGCCATCGCGTGAACCATGGCCGCTTTCATTTCTTCGTGCTTCTTTTGCTTTTCGCGGATCGTTTTGAGGACGGGGCCTTCGGTCTCCGCGATGACCATGTAGGCGTCAACCGGCCGCGTTTGCCCGAACCGCCACGACCGGCGCACGGCCTGGTAGAACTGTTCGTAGGAGTAGGACAGCCCGCAAAAGATGTGCTTATTGCAGTGTTGCCAGTTCATGCCAAAACCGGCGATTGATGGCTTTGTGACGATACGCTGGAACGCGCCGTTCGTGAACCCGAGGAGCTTTTCTTCCTTCGCCTCCGTGCGCTCATCGCCGCGCACCTCGATAGCGCCGTCGATCACACGCATCAGTTCGTCGGCCTCGTAGTTGGTATTGCACCAGATACACCACGGCTCCTTCGAGTCGCCGATGATCTCGGCAACGCGCGCGGCCCGCGCTGGTGCCGTCAGCCGCATCTCCCGATGCAGTCCCGTCGCCGATACGTCCGCCACCCGGAACAGTTGGCCGTTGGCGTTGATGGATTGATCGACGGAGACGATCTCCTCGTGGATATTGAGCGCTGGCATCACCCACCCGTCATCGGAAAACCCAAGGTCTGACGGCTTTTCCATGCACACCGACCAAGACGCCACCCACCGCCAGTAGTCGGCCTCAGCGTGTCCCTTGAGCCGGTAGCCGCCCGCCTTCATCGTGTCGTTTAGAAACCACCGCATAAGCATCTGCCCGCCACTCATGATGTCCAGGAACTCAGAGTGGTTCCCGAGCTCCATGTGGTCGTTTGGCGACGGCGTAGCCGAGCAACACAGCTTATATGGCGTGTTGGCAAACGAGTCTTGCAGTAGCCGCCGAGTTGCCCCGGTGAAGTTCTTCAGGATGCTCGACTCGTCCAGTACGATAGCGTCGAAGTGACCAGCGTCGAAGTGCTTCAGCATGTCGTAGTTGGCGACATTCACGCCGGGCCGCACGTCCTTCTGGCTGCGGCACTGCGTTATCTCGATGCCAAACTTAGCGCCCTCGGCTACAGTTTGAGCCGTCACGGCCAGCGGTGCCAATATCAGCGCATCGCCGCTCGTGTGTTGGCAGACCTGCCGGGCCCATTCCGATTGCATGGCGGTCTTGCCGCTACCGCACTCAGTAAATAGTGCGAACTTGCCAGCGTTCAGCGCCCGCGTGATGCTTTGCCGCTGGAAGCCGAAGAGTTTGCTGTTCAGGTCGAACTTTCCGGAAATCCCGGATGGTTGCGGCTGAACGTGCTTGCCGTCAAGAAACGCCCGGTAGCCGATCATCCCCGCACCCCCACCCGCCGCGCACACACCGAGTCAATCCACGCCGACCGCGCCGGGTCATCGTTCCCCCGATCCTGCGCCAGCGCCTCCGCCCGCGTCATCGGCGGCCGGTACTTGCCCGTATTCATCGGCACCTGAACGGCGTGCGTTGCCATCGGGCGGCTGTTTTTCAATAACGTCCGCATGGTTGCGGCCCCCTTGCGCCCGGCTTCCGTGCGTGCCTTTATTGCGCACTTTGCGCACATCTTGGCGTGACGGCGCTTTTGCTCGATCTGGCCGCCACAGCCGCACCAGCGGATCTCCTTACGTTCAGCGCGCGTTGTCTTGCGGCATAGAGCACAGCGGGCGTAGCGCATATCGCTCTGTAGCAGCACGGACCCGCACGCGCAGCGTTTGTCTGCCCGGCACGCTTTGCATGTCCCGCGCCGGCGCTCGGTCCATGTGAGAATCATGCGCTGACACTGCGTACATGGCACTGCGGCTTTAGCGCGTAGCGCGTCTCTTTTGACCGCTTGCCGCGCGTTACCGCATGGCTTGCAGATGCTGTTGTGCGGCTGGAATTTATCAGCCAGCGTCGGTATAGGCGCGCCACACCGCTTGCACGGATCTCCCGGCACCCATGGTTTGTATCTCATTTGCTCCCTTTCGTTTCAGGCCGTCGGCATTGGCCTGGGTTGTTAAAATTTCCAGTCAAGCATTTTGGCTTCGGCCGCGGCGATTGCCAGCGCATCGCTCCCGTAATCCTCGTGCAGCCAATTCCCGGCCCAAACGACATACCACCGGTGGCCGTCATAAACGACGCTCCAATCAGCGTGGAAACGCCAAGTTTTCGCGTCGCTTCTGCTCCAACCCCACTTCATTCGCTGCCTTCGTTGTTTATCGCGTCGCGCTCATCCGCCTCATACTGCGCGCCTTCCACCGCCCAGCGCTTCCGCTCAGCCCGCGGCGCCGTCGGGTACTCCTCGGCGTAGACGCGCTCCAGTTCGGCGATGCGGGCGAGGGCCGGCGGCTGGCGGGTCATGCGCGGCGCTCCTTCTCCCACTCGGCCTTGCAGTAGTCGAGGAACGGCCCGTGACCGCCCCATTTCCGTGACAGGTATAGCCGCCCGAGTCGCAGCCAGCCGTCCGGTGTGTCGCCAAACAGCCAGCTCAGCAACTCCAGCGCATCAGCGCCCCTCACCTCCGCCGTCACCCGGTCATATGCGGTAGCCTTCCCACCCCGCAGCACCTCCGCCGCGCGTGCGGGGGTCATGCGATCCCCACATATTTGAGCGTCAAGCCTAGCAATGCGACCAGCCCAGTCAGCAACACGACAACGCCAAATAATGCAACCACGATGAGAGCCATCGCCTCCCAGCCTTTGAGCAAAGACCCTTTACTCACGCCACCACCTCCACAACCCAGCCCCAGCGCCCGTTGCGCTGCTCGACTTCGGCGCGGGTGATGGTGGCCTGCTGCCCGCAGGTGTGGCGCTCGGCGAGAATGATTCGGTCTTCGGGCTTGCCGTAGGGGCACTTACCGACCAAACGTGGATGGTCTCCGAAGTATTGCGCGTCCCATTGGTCAAAGACGTCATTCCAGACGACGCCGCGCAGCTTCCCGCCGTTGCTCCCCGAGGCGTCCGGCTGTTTCCGCATCGCCCGCCAGAACCGCCGCTCGCCGTTGGTGTAGGCGGCGGATTCGAGTTTAGTGAGTCGTATGGTCTTCATGCAATCCTCCCCCTCTTCCCATGCTCCCGTGGTGCCGTGTTGCGCTCGATATAGGCCAGCGCTTCGGCGGGCGTGTCGAAGTGCCGCGTCTCCTGCTTCCCGCGCTTGCCGGGGGCTTTGTGTGTCACGCGGACGGCGTTTTTGAGTTGCTTGCCTTGCTTCATGCAATCCGATCCTTTCTTCGCTCGATGGCGCGGAGGGTAAGCCAGCGGCGGTCTACTCGATTCCACGCAGCAGACACGTCCCTCCAGCCGTTCTCGCATCTGGAGTTCTCAGCCTTGCGCGCTCCCAAGTAACTCTCCCGCGCAATCGCCAGCCGCTTGCGGGCTATGCGGACTCGGCGGATCATGGACGGCCTCGCCAAAAAAACCGCTCGTTCTGCTCTTCCTGCTGCCCGGCCATTCGCTTGTCCCCTTTGTGTATCCAAAACCGCTCGAACCCCAGTGCCCATATTTGCGCCAACTGTTCCGGCGTTGGCTGCATATCAAAGGGTTCAAACTGGTATGCCTCGAACGAACGGTCGTAGTAATCGTATGTGAGCCGCCCGCACTCGGTCGATCCGAACACCGTTTCGAGTGCGGCGTAGAGTTCGTCTTTGAGCTTCGAGGTCTGTTGCTGGTTGTCGTATAGGCGGTCAGCGAGGATCATTCCGCACCTCCCAGGTACTCGGCGTTCGCGGCAGATGCCCATACTTGCCACAGGCCGATTGGATTGGACAACTCGCCTTGCCCCGCGTCGATTCCTTTTGTACATTCGTCGTGGACATATCCATTCTTGACCGCAGTGATGCGGTACTCCTCGTTAAATGACATCCGCCACCGATCCCCAGCCCTCGGCTTCGCCAGCGCCTCAGCCTTTGTTCGCATCGGTGACCTCTGGCGCGGCTTCGACGGCGGCGATGGCGGTGTCGCCACTACCCGTACGTCGGCCACCTGGACGGAAATACCACTTCGCGCCTTGCGGCCAGTTCCAGCGTTCAATCATCGGGTTACTAGTCCGCTCCACCTTCTCCCAAGCCTTCGCGCAGCGGGCGAGGTCGGCGATGTCCTCGGCTTGCAGGAAGTTGTCCAGCCAATATTCTGGCGACTTCAAAGCCGCCTCACACTTCTCCGCCAACTCCTCCAGCCGTTTAGCGTCCATCGGTGGTCTCCTTCTTCATCGCGTCCATCACGCCACCTCCGCCGCTAAATACTCGCGCTTCCGCGCTTCCCGCGTGATCGCCGCGTCCCGATTCGCCGCCGCCCATGCCGCGATGTAGTTCCACACCTGCGCCCGCGTTGGCTTCCATTTCAGGTAGGCGCCGCCGCCCAGCAAAAACAGTCCAATCGTTGCTATTTCCATGTCCCTCTCCTATTCCGCAGCCGGCCGCGTCGTCTTGCGGCCAAATTGGTACTTCGCTATCTCTGCCAGTGGGCAGATGTAGCGTTGCAACTGCCAGGCTTCCGTCCGCGCTTGCGCCGCCCATGCTGCTGGCAGCGGCCCGCGGATCTTCCGCCATCGCCACGCGGCCATATACGCGCGGTGGTGGCACCGTTGGCACTCTCCGCAATGGCATGTTTCGCGTGGCATAACTCTCCTTTGTTTTCGGCGGGCCAGTGTCTCCCCGGCCCGCCTCAAGAATCCAAATCCAACAGGTGTATTCAGTGGTTTATAAGCTCAGACTGCCTCTTTTCTGGAGGTCGTAGCCGCCCCCGGTCTGCCGTCCCGCGCGGATTTCCGAGATCGTGCGCTGTATTGGAACGGCAGGCCGCGGGCGGTTGCCCGCGGGGTCAGAATGGCAGATCGTCGTCACCCACCGCAAACGGGTCCGAGTTGGCCGGCCGCGCGGCGAAGGGCGAAGCTGTTGCCGACGCCCGCGCAAATCCACCGCCGCCGCCCACCTTCGGCTTGCAAACCACCTGCGCAGACGTGTCGCCGTACTGGTTGACTTCGGCCATGACTGACGCCTGCTGGCCGATGAACGTCTTTTGGATGTGCAGGAGCCATGTCTCCAGTTGGACTAAGCCATCCTCCGTGCAGCCAAACTGCTTGCAGCGGATCTGCGCGGCCTCCCACTGCGGAACCTTGCTCGCCGCCTTGTCGTCTGGGTTATTGACGAGCGAGTTGGTAAGCCACCAGACGCCAGTAATCTTGCCACGGTCGGACACTTCGACGGTGATCTCAAGGCCCGGAGTGCCCTTCTTTTCGGACTTGATGTATTCGACTCCACTAATCGAGCCCGTGTACCACGCGCCGTGCTCAAACATTCGCCACCGCCACGGGTTCGCGCATCAGTTCGGCTTCGAGAGCGTCGAGCGCGGACGCCGATTTACCCGCCACGCGCTGCTGCTCCGTCTCCTGCACGACCATCTCCAATGTCACCGGTTCGGTCGTGTCCGGGATATCCATGCCGAGCGTAGCGGCCGGGCAGACGCGCCGCTGAAGCCGCGTGATGCACCGCGCGAACAGCATGTCCATGGGATTCATCTTCCAGTTTTCCTTGCCGTCGAGCTTGCCGCGCTTCGCGTCGTCCATGGTGTAGGTGAAAACCTGCGGTTTGCCGCCAGCATCGAGATAGGGTTGCCCGTCCTTCGTGGCAATCAGCGAGCATTCGCCCATGTCATGCTTCGCAAACAGCCAGTGCCAGCCGTGCCGCTGAAGCAGCCCAGCGCGCAGGCTTGCCCGCATCGCCACCACACCCTGAATGACATCGAAGCCATTCAGCGACGTGTCGCGGTCCAGCCCAAACGCCCGCCCAGCGGCCATCCGCATTTGCACCTCGTCGGCGTTCTGGCACCCCGGCCGCTTGCGGACGTGGTAGGCTTGCGCCCGGTCCAGTAACATGCGCTCGGCCTCCTGGCGCATCGTCTGGTCTGTCACCCGATCTAATAGAGTGGCGATGCGGTCCATCTCCGCCACTTGGCTCATTTCACCGGCTTGCGCCGATGGCTGTGTCGTACTCATTACCTTGCTCCCTTGATTTTGAAAATTCGCAACGGCCTCGAAACCGACCGCTTCAACACGTCCGCATATACTTCCGGGTACTTCGTCTTCAGCGCGTCAGTATCAACCCGCGAAGTTTCCACCACCCGAAACAAAACCCGCTCATCAGCCGACGCCCGAGCCTGCTCATTAACGCCAATCAGCGCGTCAATCCCCATCCGGTGCGCCTCGTCCTCCGCGCTTTCGTCGCCCGTGCGGAGAATGTCGGCCATTTTCTCCGCACGCTTGATAAGATCTTTTGCCCGCTGATACTCCGCCACCAGCGGTGCCAGCCCATCGATCTGAACCAAGCCCTGATCGCTCACAACGGACCATTCGGCGAGTTGGCAGCTAGGCTCCCACTGGCAGGACTCGCAGCGCCCGTCGCGCTCCTCCAGCCATGCCGGGGCCGTCCGCTGGTCTACGTGGTGCGACATAAACCAATCGACCTTTTCAGCGACGGCCGCCATTAGATCCGGCCGCGCGTCAATCTCGAAAAGGTCGATCTGATCCGTTTCCCTGTTGAGCGCTGCGAGGCACGCCCAGGAGCGCTTGAGCACTCGCATGTACCACTGCACCTGCATCAGATACCCGAGCGGCACGCCGTCGCGCTTCCAGTCCCAGTAGGCGCGGTCGCTCACGGTCTTGATTTCGAGCACGCCCGGCCCGCGCGGATGCCCGACGATCTCCCGGTCCACCCGTTGCAGCTCATGACCGCTAGCGCTGGCCTTCTTGCGCCGGATATTCCAGCCAGTGCGCTCTTTTACGTCCTCGGCTACGCTATCCTCCATGCGCTTGCCGCAGACGATGGGCTCGGTCATGCGAAATTCCCGATCAGGCGGCGCCCCGGTCTTCTGATACCACAGCCGCCGCGCGCAGCCGTAGGGCTCAAGGCCGAGGATATGTTGGATGTCGGTGCCGCCGATGAAGCCTTGGCGCTGTGCAGGATCTTGCGAGATTTCCGGCACATGTGCGGCCAGCGCATCAAACCGCGCGGCGTGGACGAAATCAGCCATGCAGCACCTCCCACACCCACCCGCCAAGCGCCAGCGCAAAGCAGAGCCAGAGCGCGAGAAAGATAATCTCCGGCGTGTCGTCGCGGCGGCGGGTCATCGGGTCACCGCCTTCCAGATCAACGGCACAATTACCAGCAGCGCCATGCCGCACACGTACCCAGCCGCTATCCATGACTCGATGCGCTTGCGCCGCTCTAGTTTGCCTATGCGGTTCCCGAAATCAGCCAACGCACTTGCAACGGTCTGCGCTCGTCTGTTATGTAGTGCAGCGTCGGCCTCGATGCGAACTAACAGGCGTTCATCTAATGCTGCCACCATCTGCGCCGCTTCCGCCCGCCAATTCGCCCGCCGTTGGCCGCTCATCGGGTCACCGCCCACGCCACCACCCACACCAGCGCAGCCGCCGCCGCGATCCAATCTGACCGACGCTGCAGCGTGCGCAAGTCTTCCGGCCCGCCGCCCCAGCCGATCATGCCGCACCGCCAGCGTCCACAAACGCGGCAATGACCGCTTCCCAGCCCTGACCGGTGCGCCGCTTCAGCGACCGCAGAGCTCCCCAGTAGTCACCGCAAAGCGCGGCGTGTAATTCGTCGGCGTTGGGCTTCACAGCGCACCTCCGTTATTCTGAACCATGGCGCGCGCCTCTTCAAGTAGCACCTCAACCGCGTCAAAGTCGCCGCGATCGCTGGCGCGAATGGCCCGCGTCCAGAGGTCGTGATACGCCGGACCGGCGTCCATTTGCTTCATCAAGCGGTCGTTCAGTTCCCCCGCGCGCTTTGCCCCGGCTGGCAGCGGTAGCGCGGCGGCGTTGGATGGATAGCGATGTGTTCCGTTCATTTTGCCTTCTCCTTTTTGCTCGCAACACCCCAAGCCCACTCAATCAGACGCCCGGGGTGTACTCCAAGCTCTTTAGCCCGCGTAATGATGGACGTGTGAACGCTTGACAGTATCGTAATTTGTACCGCCTTCCGCTGCTCTTGTGTGGTTCCTGTGTTGCTCACAACCCAACGCTAACCCA